TGCACCCAGGCGGGATTGCACTGGTGCATCGCAACGATCGATGCGTTGCTGTTGTCCCTGATCTGGCCGTAGATACGGTCGTCCTTGCCCTGGTGGCGGTCGATGACCATGACGCCATGTGCATGTGCCAGCAGCGGCTCTTTGGAAATGTCCCGTGGTGTGGAACTGTATGTGATGAGCCACAATTTCATGCGATCTCGTCGAAGGTAGCCATTTGTGCAGGCGCCAGCGTAACCGGCGGCCGAACAACCATCCCGGTAAACCCGTAGATCTTCGCGTAGTCCATTGTGCCGGCGTCGAGTCCCTGCTGGTAGCCGGCGCCGGCGATCATATTGCCGCACGTTCTCACCCACTGGCGCATTTTGCCAACCGGTACGCGGGAAAAGGCATCGACATGGTACGAGTCAAGATCGGGGACTTCACACATCAGTTCAGGATGTTCATGCGCGAACGCCCAGTAGACATAGTGTGCCAGGGAGAACGAGTGCGGGCAATGATTGTGAATGAGGGAGGTGAGGTGCCCGCCGCCCTCAGCCACGTCCTGGCAGGCCCACTTGGGCACAATCGCCGGGCACCAGTGAAAAGACAACTGCTTGGCTAACTGGAGGTAACTTCGTGCGAACTGGGCGCCACCGTGGAACTCGCCAGCTATCCCCACGCCAAGTGAGAGGAGATCGGTGTAGCCAAGGAGGCGTTTGAGGACGGTGTAGTTGGGGGTCTTGGGATTGCAGGCATACATGATCACGATCTCGGCGTGTTTGTACCGATCACGAATTCCGCGGTAAACGGTTTCATCCAGCCCTTCGTCGGTATCAATAATGATGACGCCGTGCGTGTGAGGCATCAGTCGCAATGATTCGTTGTACGCCGATCGTTCAGGAGTATCTCGACGAGTTGAGCCACCGCTGTACATGATCTGCCACAGCTTCATGGCATGATTATAAAAAAACACGAGGCGCCTGTAAAGGCACCCCGTGTCGCGGGGTACGCTACCATGCAACCGTCGTTACGAAGCAATGATTTGATTGAACGCGCCAGCACTGGCATTGGCCTGGTTGCTTGTGATCACCCAGTCGTTGTCGCTGATCGCGGTGATGGAAATTTTCTCACCCAGCGCATCGCCTGCGTAGGCGTCGCCTGCCGATCCGAAAGTTACACCGTCACTGATCGACCCGGTATCGCCGGGATCGAGGATGATGTCCTGTGCTACCATAACAATAGACTCAACAGTCTCGCCACCTTTGCAGTCGGTCGGGAGACTGATCGTAATGGCACCAGAGGCGCCGGTATTAACGATAAGACACGGGCAGTCGGTGCGTTGGAGGGCAAAAGCGGTTTCAGTGACCGTGATCACCTGCTTGCTCGAAGAACCCAGTTCTCCTGAAGACCGGGTAGCCATGGTGGATACTCCATATATTTTAGAATGATGGGAAAAACGCGAGGCGCCCGTAAAGGCGCCCCGTGTTGCGGGGTTCGTTACCAGCAGCCAATCAGGCGGGGGTTACCTCGTTGAACGCGCCAGCACTGGCGACGGCCTGGTTGCTAGTGATCAACCAGTCGTTGGTGTCGATCGCGGTGATGGCAATTTTCTCACCCAGCGCATCACCCAGGTAGGTGGAGCCAGTCGCTCCGATAGTTGCGCCGTCACTAATCGACCCGGTTGAGCCAGGATCGAGGATGATATCTTGTGCCACCACAACAGCCGCATCAACCTCCTCGCCACCTTTGCAGTCGGTGGGGAGACTGATCGTGACGCCACTAGAGGCGCCGGTGTTAACGATAAGGCACGGGCAGTCTGAGCGTTGGAGGGTAAAGGGTGTATCGGCCTCGGTCACCGTTATCACCTGCCTGCTTGAACTGCCCAGTTCTCCTGAAGATCGGGTAGCCATAATGGTTACTCCATGTATTTGAGAATGAGGGGAAAAACGCACCCGTGCGGTGGGCCACGGGCACGAGGAAGGAACGCAACGCAGTTAATCAGGAGTTGTCAACGCGAATCTCGCCGGCACACCAGGGCGCCAGCACACCAGCACCGCCGTACATTTGTGCTTTCATGAATGTCGTATTACGACGCTCATCCTGCTCCATGTGCGGAACGATGCCACTGGCCTGGACGAAGCCGATCCCCGCGGAACCTTCCTGGGCGCCGCAGAGGCACAGGCAGACAGGCTCACCTTCGGCACCTGCATGCGCACCGTCCACGTTGTACTTGCTGAAGCCAGTACCCGTGATGGTGGTGATCGGCAGGTGATTCGTGGGAATCAGCAGGAACCCTTCGAGTATGCCAAGGATGCGTCGATGCAAATCGACCGGCACAGCCGTCAGATCTTTATCGAAGAAGTTCGTATCGAATTGCAGAACCCTTCTAATATACGGCGTGATAAATGCGAACCGGCCGTCTTCTGGCACATTATCCTCATCGAATAATTGCGCCATTTCGGACAGGTCGGCCCTGAAATTCGCCGCACCGGTCGAGGACACGGCGTAGGCCGTTTCCACGCTGGTGCCGTTGACACGTTCGACAACCTGGCCGCCGCTATGGATGCCACTTACGGCAGCCGTGCGTGCAGCGCTGATGCCGATCGACGCCAACTTCTTATCCAGGTCGATAGCCAGCGAACGCCCCAACTTACGGGCGAACGGCTGAATCACATCGAAGTGTGACATGACGATCTGATCGAGCGGCACGTCGTAGTGCGACACGAGGATGTCATCAATCGTGATCGTGCCCTCGTCCATCGACACGTCCTGGCCCAACAGTTCGACGCCAGGTGTGTGATAGGTGGGGGTCGGGTCATCGCCGATGATCGGGAACGACCATGACTTGCCCTCGGAACTATTCTTAAAGGCAATTACGTTTCCGGTGTTATCCCAGAAGACAGTTTTCGCTCGGAACGCTTCGAGTACCACGCCCCAAAACAATTTGAGGGCGAGATTGCGATCGTCAGTTGCGTGCTGCCCCTGTAGAAAGCGCTGAGAATTGGACGTTGCCATTTGACAATCTCCAAAAGAGTCGAGAAACAGTTACGGCGCCGTAGAGGTGCCGAACGATGTTTCGCCTTTGGAGTTGTCTACCTTGGGGCAGGCCGGTTAGGGGTATCTGCCTTGCGAGAGGCTCGTCGAGCGCGGTCGCAACTGCCGATGCCTGCGGACAGGTCGTACAGTCACGCCTCAAATAGCGGGAGTCGGAATCGAACCGACTAGGACGTGGTTATGAGCCGCGCCAGGGTACCAAAACCCATCCCGCAGTCATTCTACTATTGTGCTGCCATCGTCATCGGTTTCAAGTAGCCCGACGACCTGGCGTTTCCATTCGATTTTTCGTTTGTCGCCAGTTGGGACTTCGATGTCCCGCGTGTCGAGTTCGCTGATCAATTGAGAAGACGACATTTTGTTGTAGCCGGCGCCCAACTCCGACTCTTCTTCAGGCACGTCGATATTATGCTCGGCCAGTGCAGCCCTGAGTTGAGCGATCTCGTCCTTCTGCGCCTGATTTTCCTGCGACATTTCAGCCGGCGACATTGGGCGTGTAGCGGTCTTGGCTACATCGATCGCCTTGAGAACAGCCTGCAGTTCATCGTGATCGCTGCCCTGGGCGTAGGGCTTTTTCGTTACAAGATCGACGACCTCGCCGATGCAAATCGAGTTGGGCGACATGATCGTCTGGCCCAACGAGTCCCGTTGTTCCTTGCCGTTCTCGTCGTAGATCGGCAGCCGGGTATGCGTGACCCGGTACGAAGACTGGAGACTTTCGAGGGTGGCTATAGACTCGGGCGGTACACGAAACATGGGATCTCCTACATGACGCCGGCGGCTTCAATGATTTCAGGGGAGGTCGCCGCCACGCGCTCCTGGAAGGCTGGGTCTGCGTACAGGTTTTTGGACCGTGCCTCAGTAAATGCGGCGTTGAATTCGGCAGCAGAACTGAACCCTCCACCACCCGTTGGGGGCGGGGCTTCGCCTGGCACGGCCGATCCACTACCGGTAGCACCGATAGAAGTTGTGTGCTTGGTCATGAGCCACTGGACGGCGGCCTGTGACGACACGTCGTTGGCTGCCGGGCCGGTGACCTGATTGTTGTAGTAGTCCAATTCGGCGTCGTTGAGGTTGGCCCCTGCCCACGCCAGCAGCGTAGTCAGTTGCTGCTCGCCGCCGGCGGTTCCGATTGCGGCCTGCTTCATTCGCTGCTCGTTTGACACCATCAGTTCGGCAGTGGACTGCTGTCCCTGCAGGAACGTGTCGACCGCAACCTTATTATACGCGGAGTTCACCCTCTCCAATGCCGCATACTGTTCAGGCAACAACTGGTTCGTTGTCGCATACTGCTGGGCGACTTGCGTAGCGTCCAGGCCAGCGGACTGGAGTATGCCGGTCACAAACTCAGAAGGCGAATTGGCATCAACCGGGGCCGGGCGCTGCACCCCCAGGTTTTCTTGTTGTTGGGGCGCCGGGGGGGCAGCGGCCGGTGCTTCCGGTGTGGCCGGTGTAGTTGGTGTGGCTGGTGGCTGGACCCGTGCAGGATCACCCAGCTTGGACTCGAGCGACTTGTACCCCTGTTCGAGCGCCTCGACGGTGTCGAACTTACCGGCGAACATGCCCGCTTCGGCCGGCGCGTCGGGGGTTGTTGTGGTTTCAGTAGTTTCGGGTGATGCCGTGTCTAATGCTTCTGCCATGTTCAGGCTGCTCCAGCGATTTCTTCAGGTGGTGCTTCGGCTGCTGCAGATTCTACCATATTTCCCACTGTGTCGACGGCCTTCTGGTTCACTGATGCCGCCAGTTGTTGTTGGGCAGCAGCGGCCTGCTCCTGGGCTATTTGCTCGGCGGTCTTGACCAGGCCCGGCTCGGATATGCCCAGCCCGCGGGTGAGCAGGTTGATGAGCACGTCCTCGTTGATACGTTGGATCGCCTGCGGCCCCAATTGAGCGAGTACCTGAACAAGGGTCATCGCAGACGTAGCCTCGCGCTCACGGGTCAGGGCAGCGAAGCCGGTCAACGCCTCGATCCTTATATCTTCACCCATCGACGCTATTAGCCTCTCCTTTTCCATTTGGAACGTAACCCTTGCGAGAAGCGGCAGTTGCTGCTCGTCACTGATACTGGTGTACACGCCGCCCAGGGCGCTATCCAGTTCGAGTGCGATCCGCTGAACCTGGAAGGCCGTCACGCGATCGCCGCGTGGCTGCACGTCGGACTCGGTCAGAAACGCCTCGCCCAGCGCCTTGGACTTGTCGGTTATACCCTGTGTCAGGATTTGGAATTCGCTTATTTGCGCCGTGCCCAACAGTGCTACATCCTGCACCCGGCCACTTTCGACCCGGCCTTTGATGAAAGAACCCGATGGTTTCATCAGGTCGCGTTCGCGCACGCGGGAGTTGTAATCGGTCACCCATAATTGCTTCGCGGCCACACCCAGTAGATCCAGCCTGCGCAGTTCCAACTCATCCAGCGATCGCAAGTCGCCCTTGTTGAGTTCGACTAACCCGCGGCCGTAGTTCTCGCCGGGGCTTAACTCGAAGGTCGAAGCGAAATAAGGGGTGACGGTTTCCTCGAACTCGTTGATCACCTCACCGTTGAGTTCCTGCTGGATCACCCACACCTGGCTTTTAGGGTTCCACTCGACGTGCGTGTACATGTCGGCCATTCGCTCGGCAGCAGATTCGGCAGTCATGGTTTCAGGCGACAGTTGCGCCTTGGCCTGCATGTCCTCGGCCAGCCCCATGGGGTCTTTACGCTCCTTGATCGTGTGGTAACAAACGAGCGCCTCGGAATCCCGCTTCGTGACGTACTGGTCACGCCTGAAAACCACCAGCCGATAGTCGTTCGTCAAGTGCTCGAGCACGTCGCCGGTCACAAACAGTTGGTCAAGCGCCGCGCGCTTACGGGTCAGGAACGTGCTCGTCGGGGCACGATTGTCCCCCTCCTTACTGCGGTTGTGTGCGCTCATGAGAACGCCCTGCATGACCAGGTCACGCAGGTACAACTCGCTGGCGATGTCCTGCTTGACCTCGTCAGGCACCAGCCGGTCGTGCTTGATCTCGGCTGCCAGCGTGTGCTGGAACCAGTGAGGAGAGAAAAGTGCGGTCAGGGACTTGCCGACGATGTTGGTGACGCCGCGTGAGCCGACGCTTTGGAAGTTCTCGGGCAACTCGTCGTCTGGGCCTTGTGCCTCGTTGGGCAGAACCCATGGTTTGGTGAGTTCGGCACAGCGGCGGGCACTGTCGAGGAGGGACTTTCGTTCGACGTGCTCCTTCTCGTACCGCTCGCCGATTTTCCCTTTTTTAGTTTCAACTGGGGCAGGCATTTAAGTGATGGCTCGCTGTGGTGTGCGCCGCACGCCCAGGCCGGCCTTTGCGGGGCTGGGTGCGGAGATCCCCGGCTGTGGCACAACCAACTGCCGGCGACCGGTCCTCTTGGCCTCCAGGTTTCGGCGCTGGCCGGCGAGTTTCGCCAGGTCATCTTCGAGAGATGTGTCCAGCGGCTCAGGTGGGAGGGGCGGGGGGCTTGGGATGTTGGGGGACATTGTGTTCTTGATCCTGTTGGTGTTGCAGCCAGTTAAGGTGGTCTACCAGGTTTTTCACGGCTATCAGGCCGGCCAGTTCGAGCCGGTGCTGCTCATTCGCAAGTACGAACGCCGTCGGTGGCATAAATTCGCTATGCTCCTGGACGAGTAGCTTGATGAGTTCATTCGATGTTTGAGGTACTGCTTCCATTTTGCTCAATTCTACCGTGTTCAATCGCAACTCGCCACAGTTCGCTCCGCAGTTGTGCCGGCGTTACCACTGGGCCGGTCATGTTCACGCCGCCCTCACGCAGCACCGCAACGGCCAGGGTGACACAGTCGTCGGCGTGCAGCCTGGACGACACGAAGAACCGTAGCATTGTAGGCAGCGGGCCTTTAGGCTCAGTGTTAACAAATGGCTGCAAGTCGATGTACTTGTTCACGGGCACTATGAAATAATCAGTGAGGCCGGGGTGGTACAGCCAGTACGGGATTCTAGGCCACACCCGATCGCCACCAAACCGGCGGCTGATTACAACCCCATCAAACTCCACAGCCACATGCACATCGCGTGAGCGTGTTACAATCCTTGCGAAAACGAGTAGGAGTCGATGATACACATAGCCTGGCCGGCGTAACAGGAGTCGCCAATTCTGACGCATCGTCAGCCGCCTTCGGGTCTTCGGCACATGACCGAAGATGATTATGACGCACTTCGTTCGATCGAGCATTGTTATAAAAGCACATTAAGAGAAAAAGTAGTCACTGGCCAGAACAACATCCAACGCGAGGCTGCCCTGGGCGGGGGGATCGGGGAAGTCCAGGTCAGGGTAGCGGCTCTTGAAGTCCTGGTGAAGTTCCTTGATCAGCGGCCGTTCGTGCAGTTGGACGAAGTTGGTCCGAATCATTTTCTGCAGCATGTCCACGTCACAGGCATGTGTCCAGTAAGAATCGTGGACGGCGCCGAATGTAATCCCCGCCCGGTACGCCTCGGTTGCGACCATCATCATGTGCGAGGCATCGATCGAGTGGATGAAGTTAGGCGGGAACGAGTTGTAGTTTTTGCCGATCTTGGCCGGCACGTCTGCGTCGGGAATACTGATCACCATGGCGCCCAGTGGGGTGTGCATGTGCACCGTTTTCCACTTCCTGTATGGCTGCATGACCGGGAACCCCATCGGCGTCGTCCACGAGACAACGTCTGAGTGTGGTTTTTCTGCGATCAGGCGAGCACATGCCCGCAGCCAGTGCATGATCTCCGACGCACTGCTGACCAGTTGGCCGATGCCCCTGACCACCTGCTGCGACAGGTAGCGAGCAGCCTTATACCGCTGCATGTTGTCGTTGGGGTAGCCCAATTCCTCGAGCACCTCGAGCACCTGGTTCTTGGCGCCCACCTGCGTGACGCCGTAGGGAGTGGTCATCGTCACTCGCTTGACGGTCTTGCGGCTCACCCACTCAACGGCGTCGGCCGCCAGTTGGTTCCCGCCGGCGGCGTCGTCCATCACTGCCTGTTTGACGACCTTAGCGACCTCCGCATACACATCGCTGGGCTGATCCTGGGGCACCAGGTTGACCGATGCACCACCGATCGCGTCACGGCCAAGCGCCGCATAGTGCTGCAGCCCGTTGCATGTGCCGTCGTTCTGGACGGGCAGGTGTGATTCGTATGCCGCCGGCGACGCCGATGAGAGCGCCTGACCAAGTTCCAGGCAACTGGCGAGAAACTGCCAGGGCTTGTCGGCCTTCTGCCACCAGTCGAACGCGAACAACTCGTCGGGGTTGTCGGCCAGCACGGCCGTGCGGGCAAACATATTCGCCTGCTCCTTGGCCCAACGCACCCGGTCATCGAACGACACCTTGTCTAGCCCGTAAGTGTTCGCCGCATGGATCATGAGCCATCGCAACCCGCCATTGCCCAGCGGCTTGCCCACCGCAAATTCCAGGATGCCCCTGTTGACATCGTCGCCCTGGTGGTTGATGTGCGAGGGGATCGGGTACATGCGTGACCGGAAGTCCAGCAGGTGCGGGAAATACAACTTCTCCCGGTGCTGGACGAGGCGGGTAGTTTCCAACTTCATTTGGAACTGCCGGCGTTCCGCGGCCATCTTGCGGTTGTGCCTGTAGATCGGGTTGGCCTCGAGTCGCCACTGTTTTTTAGGTTCCTCGTCTACCCCCTTCCATCGATGACCGTCGGGAGCATCGACCTCGAACCCTGGCGGCATCGGGGGCAGGGGCGTGTCATGTTTGGGCGGCACCCTCATCGCCCCGCCGCCGCTTTCGTAAAACGCCTCGACGACCTCGAACATGTGACCGTTGATACGCCAGGGGGTGGCGTTCACCGCATTGAGCGACTCGTGCACACGGGTCAAGTCGGCCGTTTCGAGCAGCTTCTTGTGTGGTGGGCGTGGCTTGGTGACGAACGGTGTCCTGATCCTGGTGTACCCGCCCTCGCTGTCGCTCGTCCAGGGGTAGGGCGGTACGATCATCGGCAGGTATTTAGGACGCAGGAACTTGCGGATGGCGTGGCCGTCATCGATGAGTTCGTATACCTTGGGGTCCATCGTAATGAAGGCAGCCCGCCTGGGCCGGCCAAGCGTTCGCATCTCATGGTGAAACGCCAGTTCAAACCCCATCGAGTAATCGGCCGCACTGGCGGTTGACATCAGTAGCCACAGCAGGCACGTCCCTACATAGACGCACGCCCTCTGCTCCCAGACCGGCTCGTCCAGTTCCCGCTTGCTCCACCAGTTGATTCGAGTGGGCGTGAGTTTGCGTATCCGCTCGGTGAGTTTGCGAAACTCGGCCTTCTTGGTTTTGGACTTTTCGATTAGCTGCATATTGGCTTCGGCAAATACCGCCCGGCCGATGCTGTACGCCATGAGTGTTAAGCGTTCGCCCTGGGGCATGGCGATCAGCCTCGAGGTCACCACCTGCATCGTGATCACCGCCAGCTTGTCTACCGATATGAGCCGAAGCACGGGTGCGTAGATAGTGCGGCCGGGCTGCTTTTGGATACCATGCGTCCTGTCGCAGGTCCGCAGTTCCTCCTTGATCGCCTCCCTCAGTGGGTCGTACCAATGCAGAAGCATCCGCTCGGCGGGCTTGAGCATGTGCCCCTCGCCTCGCTCGACCGTCGCAGCGACGCCTTCGTTGTAGCGCTTGACACCCTCGTCGATGGCGTGACGTTCGAGTTGGATCTGCTCACGCAGTAGTGAATCGCCCAGCAACGGTGAGGTGAGCGATTCATTCGATCGCCGACGTGGGGCGCCTCGTTTACCCATCGCCCTAAGTATAGCAAAACCCCCGACGCCATGACTGACGCCGGGGGTGGAGGAGGAACGATGACGGGGTCATCAAGGTGCGATGAACATTTCGGTGATGGATAACAGGGCGCTCTTGAGTTCAGGCGCCACAACTTTCAAGCCCTCGACATAAGCAAGCGCGGAATCTTTGTTCATATCCTGCATGGCCTGCAAGTGGCCGACCAGTGCGCTGGCAGCAACAGCCAGCGGGGAAGACACGTTGGCCTCCACAGCGTCGGCACGAAAAAAAGGCTGGCCCGGCGCCGGTGCCGGCGTGATCGACACGTTGATCAGCCGCACGTCCTTGGGCGACGCGATCGTCAGCACGCCGGTCGTCGGGTTAACACTCAGTGCTCCGACTGGTAATCCCTGAGCAGTCCACTGTCCCTGCGCGTCCTGGTTGAGCAGCGTGCCGGCGACGCCGGGGTTGGTTGACTGCAGGTTTCCCTCGCTGTCGATCCACTGGATAGTCTGACCCGTAAGATCGGTGGAGATCTTCGTTTTGTCCATGTAGGATTTGGGATGCGGCATGCACCCCGGCAATGCCAGGAGCGTGACGAACGCGATCAGTTTGGCGTGGTTGGGCATAGGATCTTTTCCCTGGGGTTGGGGAGTAGGACTGTTTCATCGAACGAATCGACGCACACATACGCACCGCTGTCCTCTCCCTGCTTCGTATACTGCTTGGAAGCCATCTGCATGACGATCTGCGCATCGTCGTACCACAGGATTCCTGTCAACCGGTCTTCGACACATCGCAGTAGTTTAGTTGTGTCGGGCTTGCCCGTCGGGCGGGCGCTGACGAACCTCTCCTTTATTATACCACGATTCCTGCCCGTCCCGTAGTGGTGTTTTGGCCTGGGCATGACGAACACAATGCTAAGGGACAAGGCATCCTTGCGAACCTTGCCCGGCCCTGCGGCCTGCGTGCCCGCCAGTTCGACTGCACCATGCCAGTCACGGCGACGCTGTTGCAGCCTCGGCGTCAAGCCCGCCGGCACCATGACTATTCGTTCGCCCATCCTGATGGCCGTCTTGCTGCCGGCGGGTACGGGGATGCCGGCGATGTCCAGTGTCACGGGCAGGGTAATTGGTTTCATGACTGCTGCATTTTACGCCACCAGTTCGACTGTTCCTGCGGGCTGCACGCCTCCTGTCTAGCGGCAGCGTCCGCGGCCCTTCGCAATTCAATACCCCTGTCGGTGTGAATGTGCCGCTGTTCATCACGCATCTTCAAAGCAACCGGCCCCCCACCCGCACGGGGCGTGTCGTGCGAGCGGGCCAGCCAGTTGTTGATGAATCGAAGCCAGTTCCGCTTGCCTGCCCGGCCGGGATTAGTGAGCAGCCAGGCGTGCATCTTGCCAAGTTCAGCGGCCACGTCAACGCTGGGATACGACGACTTCATCACGTTCATCATTTCCAGGTTGATGTTAACGAAGCCGACCTTCTTGTTCCACGCCACCACCGGCCCGTCACTCGTAACGGGCCGGCGCCTGGCCGGCAACCTCTCGAGAACGTCTTCGAGCAGCAACTCGAGGCGAATCAGCCGCTCGTTCAACTCGTCAATGGTGGCGACGTGTCTTGGCATGGCGTCCTTAGAATGGAATATCATCGAGGTCAATATCATTCGACTTGGCGATGATACCCTGCGCCACGGGCGTGTCAC